GTAGAATAGAGGTCAGCCACCCTGTAACACGGTTGTTCTGTTTTTTATCATATCATGCTTTTCTGCATGGTTCAATCTATTTTACTCTTCCTTACTCATCTGCTTCATCGTCTGATTCACATATGTACTCAGACCAGCCACTAAAATCCCCTGTACGATTGCTGTAAATACCGCCATCGCAATCTCCTGTCCAGTACTGATCGGACAGGATGCAAACACCCATACTGCACACAGGACAATGCCAAGACTGCCCAAAATAAGTGGGATGTACTTATCCTTCACTGCCTGCGCATGCTTTAATCCCATTCCGATAAAATACAGCACCACTGCTACTACAATCAATTCTGGTTTCACATAATTCATAATCTGTTCCATTTTTCTTCTCCTTTATCCTTTAATCGGCAGTTCTTTTACTTCTGCCAATAGTTGCGTTGCCATTCCATTCCCACCGAGTTTATGGTATGCGTCATACATTTCGATAAAATTCTCAATTCCATGTTTTGTGACATACCCTCTTTTTGTCCATTTTTCGTGATACTCAATGAGCTGGACACGCAAAAGCAGCATTGTTCCTGCGCTATTTGCGTCCCTATCTTTTTTCTGATTTTTGAGCAGCCATACAATGTACCCCATAAATGCTGTGAGAACTATCGGCAACGCAAGTTTATAGGTTTCTGTCAATATTTCTGTCATTCTCGTCTCCTTACCATATTTTTGTCGTTCCAAGGTACGCTGCTGTTACCTGCCTGTTTCCTATGTAAATTTTGTCAACGCTATCATATCCTAGATACATCTTGCCGCTGTCATCTTCCCATACGGCATATAATGTCATATCTCCATACGGTGTATAAGTTTGTGCCGGCTGATAATCCGCAGATGTGGCATACCTTGATGTAGACCAACCTAAAAACGTATATCCCGAACGAGTTGGTTTAGTATACGGAATATATGTTAATTCTCCAATTACTTTTTGCTGATTTGATGGCGCGCCAGTTCCTCCATTTGCATCAAATGTAATTGTACAATATTGTGAAGTTTGGCTTTGCTCCCATACCGCATAAAGATATAAATCGGCATCTATATCGTAATAATCGCCTGGTTGATAATATACTGTTGTTGAGGTAGAGCTTGTACTCCAACCTAAAAACGTATATCCTGATTTTGTTGGTTTTGTACTGGATAAATATATTCCGATACCTTTACTTTTAGTTTGAGATGATGGAGCACCAGAACCGCCGTTTGCGTTATAAGTAATAGTGTAATAGGATGTAGAAGAGTTATATTCCCATACAGCATATAACGTAACGCTCCAATACAAAGTATAATAATCACCGGGTTGATAAGATACTGTCGTAGATGATGAAGATGTAGACCATCCTTTAAACGTATAACCAGATTTTGTTGGATATACATATGGAATTTGAACGCTTGCTCCATAACTACCATACACTGTGTTAATATTTCCGGTTCCACCTTGAAGATTGAACGATAAAGAATATTGTGTCGTCTGGTTTTGTTTCCAAACAGCATATAGAGTTATGTCATAGTCTGAACTATACGAGTATCCAGGTGTATATGCAACTTCTGCCTCAGTAGAACCGCTCCATGTAGACCATCCAATAAATGTATAACCATTACGTGTTGGCTTTGAATACGTGATAGTAATAGACTGACCAACATTTGCCGTCTGTTTTGCCGGGGCATTGGAACCACCATTTGCGTCATAGGTAATACTCCATGTTTTTGTGACATTCTGACTCCAAACAGCATATAGAGTTACATCTGCATCATCTCCTATAGGGTCTCCTGGGCTATAGTTTATAGTTGACGAACCTTGTGTTTTTGTCCAACCCTTAAAGGTGTAACCAGATCTTGTTGGAAACGAAGTTGGAATGTATACAACTTCTCCCCAATGTCTTTTCATCATACTAGGCGCGCCAGAGCCTCCATTTGCATCAAAATGAATATACCAAAGATTTCTTTTTGCTGTAACTGTAAACTGTATCCCTTTGCTTACAACGTCTGGTATATGAATATTAGCATATGCTGATAACGGCACATCGGCTCCGGCTTCGGCAGACACAAACAAAGTCTCATCTCGAAATGTAGTTTCGGATTGTACGATGGTCATATATTTTGTGTCAATAGAAGAGTTTGTTTCATGTGCTCCAACTTGTGTATTGCCAGTTCCATATGTAGGAGCTGATGTTGTTTTATTTGCCTTTAAAATAATTCTTACATCCCATCCAGCTTGTCCATTTCGAAATACACGAGTTGTTTCCCAATCAGCCCATGCACGACAATTAGAATTTCCATCCATTGTCTGATATCCAGTCCATCCAGAAAAATCAGCGGATCTTGTCATCATTTCTTCTTTATTCTCGTCACCCATTCATTCGCGCCCCCTATCCGATAATAAAGTAGACCGTATCGCTTTCTTTTACGCTCAAGCTGTCGTACTCGTCCTGTGTCATAGCTTCAAACCTATAGGGTACATTTATTTTTGATGCATACCGGTTGTCCATCTTCTTCACGGTGTATCCCATCCCGGCATAGTCCAGCACTTTTTTCGGGGAAGCTTTCTGCTCCCCCGTCCGAAACAATCGTTTTAAAAATTCCGGCATCCAATCCCTCCGATCTTATGTAAACAAGGAATCGATCTCTGAGTTTGTAATACTTTCCACAGTAGGAATCTCTGTTTTCAAAGCATAACCTTCCAACTTTTCGTCTACGCCTGTATTAGTTGCCATATCTTTTGTGGCGTTTGTGATCGCCTGTGTCACCTGGGCGCTTGTCTGGTATCCTTTCCCGTTCAGTTCTGTTTCTGTCACATATTCCGCCGGCACACTTGTCAGAAATCCGCTGTCGTTTGTCAGCTGGCTGATCTTGGTGGGAAGTTCGCTTTTCTTTGCATACGCCGTCAGGTCGATCTCGCGGGTTCCCAGTTTTTCATACTTCCCGTTTACCCACAAATACTCATCGTAGATATTCTGACCGGATCCGCTGTTTGCCACCAGGTACAGGATTCCTTTTTCACCTGCCTCCGGCAAGGACGGTACAACCTGCGCATCGAATCCTTTAATCCCACTGACTGCCTGTGCGATTTCCTTTGTTACTTCTGTTTTGATCGCATAGGTGGACAGATCCACATTAACCGCCTTACTTCCGTCTGGGCTTAATGCCTGTCCGTTTACTTTTACGACTTTGATTGTAACTTCACTGTTTAGACGACTGTTGACCCATTCCTGTATCTTTGTTTTAAATGTTCCAAGTCCTGTTAAATCTAAAAATTTTGCCATGTTCTTCTCTCTCCTTTTCTTTAAAACAATCCATTGATCTCATCTTCTGTAATTACTTCATTTCCTGCTCCTGCTTCCAGTTCCCCGATTTTCTGCTCTACAGTTTTTCCTTCCGCAAGCTGCACGCTTTCCGCCATGCACAGCGGATAATTTCCATTATTCTTTGTGGATAAGGTGTTGACGATTACAACACCACCTTCAATGCTCTGTGCCATCTTTCAAACCTCCTTATTTTACTGTGACTGCTGTAGACCCCAGTCCTGCGTTTACAGACATCCATACGTCATAGCTCTGCTTATATCCGGATGCGTTGGTAAACTCCAATGTCTGCGCTTTTGTAAATCCGCCGTCAAATCCACCGACATTAAAAGTCGGAGTTCCAAATGATGTAGGGATTGCATACACGATCTTCTCACCTGCTCCGGCATTTACTGTAAAACTGCGTCCTCTGCCGCCTGCAAGCGAAGAACCCTCTAATGCAAGGATATCCGCATTTGCGAGTGAGGCTTTGTTAGTCTTGCCCCAGTATACTTTTGGCTGGAAAGTAATGCCAACCGTTCTGGATACGACTGCATCCCTCTCATCTGTTACAGTCAATACAATATTGGTATTTGTTTTGAGCGACTTTCCGGTGTAAGATTTCTTTCGCAACGCTTTATCCAGCGTTTCTTCTGCTTCTGCTCCAAATTTGATCTTCTGGGTCTTTGGCTCTTTATTTAAAGTCCATGTTACATCAGATGCAGTTACTGTCGCGCCGATTTCATTGCTGCTGTTTGTAGCTGTCAGGCTGTTAATTGCAATCTTGGTATATGCCAGATCGTCAATCTTCTGCTTGTACTCATCTGTAAAATCATTGCTGGATAATCCTTTCCCATCCTCCTTTCTTACGTATCTTGCATCGTTTTTCTGTACCAGGTGTGCAAGACCTTCCTGATCCAGGTACTTCTTTTCTGCAACGAGCACTGCTGCTTTTGTTGTTTTCTTTCTTGGCATGTCTATTCTGCTCCTTTCATAATCTCGTCAATCTCCGGATTGGTGATCGACTCTATCTCCACAGTTCCGCCTCCCCCGCCTTCCGGCAGTTCCACTTCACTGAGTAGATTCTTCCCGGAAAAAAGCTGCATCCGGTTTTCCTCCAGCTGCAGCCTGTCTCCTTTTTTATTCAGTTGTTCTAATAGTTCCTCCAGAATGTGTTCCTCTTCTGGTTCTTCATAATCTTCCGGCTTCGGACGCTTATTCACTACACATTCAATCTGTCGGATAGTCTGACCGGATTTTGTGTCTGCCAAATACAAAAACGCCCAGATATTCCTCCCGTTTTTCAGCAAAGTATCTGGTATTTTTGCCAGAATATGATTTCCTTCCACTTCTCCGATCACCGTTTTTGCTGTTTCGCTCCCTGCAACCGCGAAATGAACTTCCATCGTTTTGTCTGGTGGATCTAGCCCACAGACTTTCAGCATCTGACCACGATCCCACTGCCAAAGTCCTGGAACCCTCCTGTATTCTTCGCCGTCATTAAAAGCGGCGGTTATCATATCACCCATTTCCTCACCTCCTAACTTGCTGCAATCCATGATGTGCAGATCGTTCTCTCTGTATAAGATGCATTTTCTACATCTAGCGATATTTTCGGGCCGATACGGTATCTCCCATTTCCAACGATCGTGCCGGCCACTACTTCCGGGCACGCACAGAATACATGGTATTTCGGACGGAACTCCTCCGGGATGATAATCTCGTCAAAATCATTAAAATACCCGCTGTTTGGAAACTGCGCCAACATCTCGATTTTACAGTGTACGATATTACCGACCTTATACAGCCATACCTGTGTGTGGTTGCTGCTGTTTACGTGGGGATATGGACCTTTCACGGTACCGGAATCGTATTCTTTTGCAGCAGATAAGTTCTTTAGTGCCTCTATCAGATTATTTCCATCAGAAACGATAGAATCGATATGTAGCGATGCCCCCTCTTTAAATGTGACATCTTTTGTAATTTCTGTCTCCATTGCGATTTCAAGCGCATCTTTTTCAGATACCTTACCGATGGCCATCCCTTTTCCTGATGTATTCCAGTTCACAAGAGTAAAATCATCAGATACTCCATTCCCGTCCGATGTCACACTTCCAAAATAATCCGTAAGTGTCAACCGGAAGGAATAATAGTATTCTGCATCCAGAACATCCCCCGCGCTGAATTTTCCACTATAGGAATACTCATTTTTCGTAGCAAGAACACTCCAACTCTGGTCCGTATTCCTCTTATACTCGATTTTACAGGTCTTTGCATTTTTTCGGTTTAGTTCCGATATCACGTAATTCAGATTTACCAGCGCATGCGTACCGCTTTCATCCTCCTGTCCGTACTGGTTTCCACGGACCACTGAAAACGTCACGATCTTCGGCGGTTCGTAGGGGAGAACTGTCACACGCTCTGTATATGTTGTACTTTGTCCTCTAGAATCTGTTACGGTGATCTCAAGCGGTATCTCCCCGCTCTTGGTGACCACAGCAGACTCGAAAGAATTTCCTGTATATGACAATCCATCTAACACACTTGTGATCGACTGGATTGCACTTCCCTGCTGTCCGGATGCTTCGATTTCCACCCGTAACCTGGAACGATTCTGGATCGGAGCGCCAAACGTAGATTGGATAGCGTCATCTGAATCCATAACCGTCACACGGTTCACAATCGGCTTTAGAGTCCCTGGAAGCATGGCTGTAAATCGTGCTTTGGCCGTACCCACAAAACTCCCGTTATTGTAGGTGTCTGCAATCACTTCTCCCCATCCGGAATTACTGTTTGGAAATTGGGATGCCAAAGATGTCGGCAGTACAAAGTATGTAGAAGTTTCCGCATTATTTGCGATAGTCCCTGACGCGCTCCCGAACGTATAGCGGACGTTATGAGTAAAAGAATTGGACACTCTCGGAAGCGAAATATCAATCCTGCCTCCAAGTTCCTGTGTATCCGGAGATAGTAACGGAGTGGTTGCGCGTGGTAGCGTAGTTAGAGGTGCTCCAAACCCCCATTCCTGACTATACAATACAGTATCAATGTTGATCCTGCTTTTTGTTTCCAGATGCTTTGAACCATCCGAATTGTGATGAATGTCCAATGTTTTCGAAAACAGGATAATACCAGCATTTGTAATCTTTTGGTTCGGCGAAATAGGCGCTGTATAAGACTGTCCATCTATGGTGCAGTAAAATGTGCCTGTTCCGTATGTTTCATATCCAGTATTCGTTCTGTAAGCTCTGGCGCTTACTGTAACATTCGATGTATTCGCCGCCGCATTTGTACTGTTTTCCGTGATTGTAATCGTATATTTTACACGGGGATTACTTGTCCCCATTTCCGCACTTGTTGCCATATTCCACCTACCTTATCTTTTTGAATGACAAACTACCGTTTGCACTTGGCAAAAATGCAAAATTTCCAATTGCAAGTGAGTTTGCATAATCCCCATCTGTAACATGCATCTTCCTATTCGAAAAGTACGCCACTTCCGAATTATTCTGCAAAAACGAAATACGATTGTTCTGAATCCGCAGTGTCAGTTCATTTCCCACTTCCCCCAGAACGATATCCCCATCAATAAACCGGATGTATTTCTGGATTTTCTGAAAGTTCTCATTGGTGCTGTTCTGGCCATTGATTAAATCCTCATTCACTTTATTGAATAAAAATTCAAACTGGTTGTTGGTTTGCTCCAAAGATGTGCTGATCTCTGCTTTCAGATCTTCTCCATCTTCTTTGGTGTAATACCTGTCTGCAACTTCCATCTTGATCTTGCCGGTTTCTCTGCTGATGGTCTCTGTCACTTCTTTTTGCAATTCCTGGATATCTCCGGTAAAATCATTGACCACTTCCCAATATTGACCATTCCATCTCTTTAAAAGCGGCGGGGAAACCGATGTATCGAGCCAAAGCTTTGTCTTATCACTTGGCTCTGTATCACTTTCAATAGTTCCATCGTCTCCACGAATCTTACTCCATGAATATTTCGATGGATCCGTACTCGGCGCTTCAATAAAATCAACATACTGCCCCATATATTCCCGATTGCTGTCCGTTAGAGAGAAATCTTTCATCCCATCCGCGCTGTTTGCATAAGCAAAATGAGTATAACTTGGCTTCCCGTCCTCTCCATCATCACCGTCTTTTCCATCGGATACATCCATAACCGTAACCTCTTCGAATCCTCGAAGGATTCCCTCCGTATCCCTTGCTTCAAATTTATAAACAGCTTTACTCTCTACGTCCAAAGCTCGAACTTTTATGGTCCGACCGACGTAGATATGATTCCCATCCTTAAACCATCGAATTGTGAAATTGTCTGTCCGATCTACCCCATTATCTATTACATTGGCAGTCAAGTTGGTAAAGCCTTCATTATTTTTAAATACAATTCCGTTATCCGTAGAGATACTGCTGGTGTAAATCTTTGTTTTGTTAATCAGATCCTCTACTTTCTGCAGCAAATCTTCAGAGATTTCCGACTGCAGCTCTTTAAAATTGGTAAAGACTGTCTTGTTTGCTTGCGGATTCGTGAAACTGCGAACCTGCTCCGATACTCTTGCACTCAAGTATAAGGTAGGAACGTACTCCTCATCCTCAATCTCCACGGTATCTCCGATAGCAGTATCAAAGTATCCCGTTACATCATAAGTCACGACCGGTTCAGATGCTGTTCTCAAGTCCGATAGCGCCATACTGTACAGTTTGTCTTTGTTATCCGTATCGTAGGATTTTGGCATAAAGATGTATCCATCTTCCTTGTTTATCAGATTCGATGGGAAGCGATCTCTCGCCTGTGGTGCACGGATATCTGGACCTTGTGTGTAAAACTCTATTACACCGTTCTCATCCAACTCCTCTTTCTCAATTCCCTGTATAGTCAGTCCATCCTTTCCTGTTGGACGGATACCGGTGTACAGATTTTCGATACTGGATTCCTTGCGGATACCGGTAACATTTTTTCCATACCGCAGCTTGATATCTCCCCGGAACTCCCCAACTCCCGTGTTATTGTCTGAGTGTTCCCGATACACGTTCATTACAATTTCTTTCAGTGAATAATCATCATTTAACACAGTCTGGAACTCAATCTCCGCATCGAATACATTTGCCACGGAAAATAAACGGGACAGTACCGTTGCCTCACCTGTCCATTCGTTTGAAATCCGCTTATCTGACACTTCATTGATCCCGATCCGCACGGTACGTTCCGGATCAAAGGCAGTTACATATTCCTCAAAGCTCATTGCGCTTTCAGATTTGTATGCCCCAACATTCTCGTTGATCAATTCAAAGGACAGGGACCACGCCGTTGCAGTAACTGTAAATTCATCCTTTTCCACATGTACGATATTCAGATAATAGTCTTTTCCGTTATATACAAAGGCTACTTTATTCCCTTCTACGATATACACCGCATCCTCGTGTTTGGAACTTACCGTAAATGTGTAAGTATTCGCTGTCCCCTGCAGATATTCATGGAGTTCATCGTTCCAATAATGCATAGAGTTTCGATGGGTGTTATCCAAAAATGCAAGTACCCTGTCATGTGGATTCAGTACGGCAATTCTGATTTCATTCATTATAAATACGCCTCCCTTATTTTGGCTTTAATCGTTGGTGGAGGACTGCTAAATGCCGAGTAGGAGAACTGGATCTCCGTCTCTCCCGGTGGTACCAGAAAATACTTACTTCCTCGGATTTCATCTTCCGATCGCTTCATCCCGTTTACATAAACCGCTGTATCGTTTCCATCAATATAGACCATGTCTCCAGACTTATACCGGTTCGGTACATCTCGGTATTTTTCCACGTTATCCTTGCGGAACCAGATACTTTTTAAATAGTTGTGCGTAACCAGCTGATTTCCAAGATCTCTACTTCCCCACTGCCCGATCCAGACCTGTATCTTCTCACACGCCATGTCTTTAATCTCCGGGATAGTAAAGTAATAATACTGACCGTACCAAAAGATCCGTAGCCTGTCACCCTCTTTTAAAAAATCATTATGACCGCCACCCATCTTCAAATTAAATGGGTTTCCCTCATAAGCTGTCGGCTGGAAATCCAGTGTCTTGATCTTCTTGTTTTGTGGTGCGAACCAGTCCACATGCGCCGTATTGCCAACAGAATCGCTTTTATTTATGGACATAGAGCAGATCACTTCATTTTTTCCTGTAAGAAACGCAATAGTCTGTGCTCCCGTCTGTCCCATCAAACCTGTCTCGAACCAGTGCTGCGTGTAACAGTAAAAGTTCTTCGCTCCACGTCTGCCCTCACTGTCCACCGGGATAGTAAGTGTTTTCATTCCACCATTCCAGTATCCGGATGTTGCTTGTCCACCTTTTAGCGCCATCACATTGTATCCAGCAACATTCCGCACTTCCAACGCTCCCTGTGTGGTGTTTTCTGGATTCTGATAAGAGGTACCATGATCGTCTTGAAACAGGCTATACCCCTCTGACAGTATCTCTGACGCCTTATAGTCTTCGCCGTCTGCTTCTTCGGTCTTGCCGAGTTGTATTGCACCGTATTTACTGGCAATCCCGATAAATCCATTTTCATGGTTATGCGTAATCTCGTAGCTTACCGGAACGGATTCTGTACCACCGTTTACAATAGTAAGCGTCTGATATCCGCTTTCCTGATGAGCGGTAAACGATTTTTCCGCAGTGGAGTACGCTACCCCATCCGGGATTAACCATGTAATTGTTCCCTCTCCCAGAAATTCTGTTTCTTCACTGAATTCTAAAGTACCACACGGAATCGCATAAAAGCATTTGTTCGGAACATTTCCAAACACTAACTTTTTTGGTTCGTCTACTTTTAATGCTTTCTGTAAAGCATCGTAATTCTCTTCCAGATTACCCTCAATTGTAAACGGCATCACAATTTGTTTGTTCTCGTATGACGTGTAAGCAAAATCACTTCCATTCTGTTTTTCTGCCTTCACAAACGATGGATTCCAGTCAGCACCGACAAACGGTGTAAATCCCTGTAGTACTTTGATGTACTTTCCTAATTCAATGTCATTGAACTTCACAGAAAGTGTCATGTACGTTCTCCTTTCAGTAATTTCTTAAAATCTGTAATTCTTTGCTGTTCTGTCAGCATTGGAGCTGCTGTTTCTTTAATCAATTCTCTTCCATTCAGTGTTGTGCTTACTTCGATCGGACGTTTTGCCAGATCAGAAAGTCCTGCCACTGCACTCATAATCGCCTGATTCTGCTGCTGAAGCTTTCTGATTTCTGCGTTATCCGTCTTGTACTGCACAACAGATGTTGCTGGACGATTTGCCACTCTGGATGCATTAAAAGCCATGACCTCTCGCATCCGTGCTGAAACAGCGGACAGATCGATAGATTCCAGTGCTGCGTTTGAGATATTCCGGGAAGATTTTACAACCGACTTTTCTTCATCCTTAATACCTAACGCCAGACCTTTGCTGAAGAATTGACCAAATTCTCTGGTTTTTTTGGATGGGGAACGCTCATCAAGTTCCCTTTTCGCTGCTGCCAGTGCAGAAGAAGCAACTGCGATAGCTGCAGAAATAGCCGCGGAGCTTCCAGCCGAAATACCATTGGCAAGACCATAGGAAAAATTCAATCCCTGATCGTATGCCTCGCTTTTCATTCCAACGCCCTTTAAACCAGATACCGCTCCGTCTCCCAGGCTTTTACTGGATGACTCCGCATTTTTCTTTCCGGAATCAATCCCGCTCTTTAAACCATCACCAAGTTTCTTTCCTTCCTGTTTTCCTTTTTCGGAAAGCTTGACATTCGATAATGCTACTGCTGCATTTCCACCTAATGTAGATGCGGCCGCATTTACTGATCCAGAACCACCAACAATTCCATTTGCAAGTGCGTTTGTGATCTGACTTCCCATTGTCTGCGCTTGTCCCGAGACATTTGCAGATGAAAGTCCTGATAAAGCCGCATTTTCCAAACCTGATGCAGCCGCCTGCACAACCGGGGCTTGACCGCTCAAAGAGGATGACAGTCCAAAACCTACGTTGTTTCCAAATCCTGCCGTAGCTGACAACATATCCATGCCATTCAGTCCTTGTGGAATCTGACCACCTAAGGAAGCCGCTGCCATCAATACGGCATTGGAATTCGCATGCAACGCATCAATTAGAGACTGTGTTGCCTCACTTCCTTTGCTGGAAGGAACCGTTGTCGTATCTGTAGCACTTGCACCTGTATTGATCTCATTCACAGCACTTTTTGCTGCTTCATTGATCGCAGTTTTTCCACTGTTTACAGAATTCGCAGTACTATCCGCCGCCTCTTTTCCTTTTTGAGCAGGAACCGTAGAAGTATCTGCCTCTGCTGCCCCCTCACTGACACCACCCTCGATAGCGTCTTTCGTGGCTTGCTTAACTGGTTCTTTTCCCTCTTGTAAAGCGTTCGTTGCAGCTTCTGTGGTTTCTTTCGCTTCTTGGGCTGCTGCTTCTGGATTACCTGAGTTTCCGAGTAATTGATTGATTTCATTTTGCCAAGCTTCAATCTGAGCTGTGTTATTGGTAGTTCCCTTTTCGTACTCAATTTGAGCCATGAGCCACATTGCTTGAGCCTGAGCCACCATTTCATTTGTTACGCCAGATCCTTTTTCTGACGCTGCTGCTTTCATCTCATCATAACTTTTCCGAAAGCTATCAACCTGTTTTTGTAATGTGGATTCACTCACATCACCCGCCCGTTGCAAATCATTAGACAGTGCAAGAACCGCTGCTGCTGCATTTGCACTTCCAGATTCCACTGATCCCATCGCAGTTTCATAATTAGAGATAGTTGTAGAATATTCATTAGAAGCTATCTTTGCATCATTAAATGCTTTCTCGGCTTTGTCCAATTCCGTATTTGCTTCCATCTGAGCCTGTTGGAGACGCATAACCTCAAAAGAACCTGCTGCTTGCTCTGCAGTCATAGAAGATTCAGCTTCTTTTAACTCTTCAGTCGCCTTCTTTGCTCTCTTCTTAGCTTCAGAATAATCATCAAAAGTACGCGCAACTTCTTGTGCTGCTTGCGCTTGATTTTTTATTGCTGCAGTATAATCATCTTCATAAGCAGACAATATCGCCTCAGCTTTTTTCTTTTGAATCACTTGATCAATGGATTGCGTTAACTCACCATACTTCTGTATCACACCATCTGTCGTTTCAATCTCTACACCAAGTGCTTCGGATAATGTGGATGTGATAAAGGCTGCACGTTCCTCATATCCTTCCTTTATCTTTCCGTTTTGATCAACAATTCCCTGCAACTCATCCCATAATTGCTGATAATGACCAAATTGCGTCTGGATTCCGGCAACTTCCACTTGTCTTGCTGCCTGAGTTTCCCGGATTGCTTCTGCCTGTTCTGCCAGTTTTTTATTGGCTTTATCTGTAGCAGACTCCGCTTCTTTCTGCGTCAAAGCATAAACACCAAGACCTGCTGCCAGAGCTGCTACAGCAGAAATCACAAGACCAATCGGATTCGCTTTCATAGCAACGTTCCAAAGAGTTTGTGCTTTTGTGGCTAAATTCACCTTTCCTGTAAACATGCCAACAACTGCTTGCCCGGCTGTAAGTGTAGCGTTTGTTGCAACACCACTTTCCATAGCCAGAAGCTGTGCAGCATAGTAAGCATCCACTGCTGCAGAAGCGGTCTTCCATGTTTTCACACCTTTTTTTAATATAGATGTTGTTTCATTGACAACTTTATATCCTTTAAATGCGGTAAAAGCCGCCGTTGCTGATGCTGCGATCAAGTCCAGATTCTCTCCTGCAAAGTCCAGTGTCTTTGTCAGTGGAGGGAGTGCTTTATCAGCCAAATTCCCAACAGCATCCACTACATTACCCAATGTATCCGCTGCTGTCTCTGCTGCTTCTTTTAATCCACCATCACTCAATGACTCTGCCACTGCATCAATCGCATCCTCAACCGGCTCTTGCAGTTTGGATGGTAACAGCTCTGCCAGACCGGATGCCATAGACTCCGCCATCTCTCCGGCCGCACCGAGAATTCTTCCTTTGTTCGAAGCGATTCCAGAAGAAAATGCCTCTATAAAATCAACTGCTGTGTCTACCATTTCTGGGGCATGGGATGCTGCTTCTACTGCAAGATTTGCAAATTCATCACCTGCTGTCTGGATCGCTTCATTCAGACCACCGTTATTAAAAGAATCCGTGATATTGTTGATGCTCTCCGTTGCCGTCTTTGCTGCATTTTTTAGATTGTCTGCAACACTGTTATAAAACGCCAGCCCTAAGGTTTGTGCTGATCCACCAAGCTGCTCCAATGCACCGGATAGATTGTCCTGCATTGTTTCTGCTGCCTTTTGAGCTGCACCATCACAGTTCTTATAGGCATTCGTCAGTTCTCCGAGAGAACCTTCTCCCTCATTGATCAATGCCAGCATACCGGACAATGCTTCTTGTCCATACAGGGTGACCAGATAATTATTTTTCTGCTCATCCGTCATTCCCTCTGTTGCCTGTCTGAGCATTCCAACCTGTTCCGTCAGGGATTTCATTTTCCCGTTGGAATCGTAGAAGGAAATTCCAAGTTCATCCATAGCCTCAGACATGTCTTTCGTTGGCTTTGAAAGCCGTGATAACGCTCCTCTTAAAGAAGTACCAGCCTGACTGCCATTCACTCCGGCATTCGCCATGATTCCGATTGCCGCTGCTGTCTCTTCCAAACTAAGTCCTGCTGCCCTTGCAAGAGGAGCTATATACTTCATTGCCTCTCCGGTATCTGCTACAGAGGAATTTGTACGATTCGCATTCGCCGCCAGAACATCGGCAACATGCGCCGCATCGGATGCCGCCAGTCCAAATCCTCTCAAGGTTGATGCCGCAATATCCGAACTGCTCGCCAGATCTTCACCGGATGCTGCTGCCAGATCCAAAAGTCCAGGCATTGCACTCATAATCTCGGATGTGGTAAAACCAGCTGCTGCCAGATTCTCCATTCCCTCTGCTGCCTGACTGGCAGAAAACGAGGTATCAGCACCTAACTGCATTGCCTGTTCCTTTAATTGCTCAAATTCTTCTCCTGTTGCTCCGGAGATAGCCTTAACTCTAGACATCTGAGATTCAAAATCAGAACCCACCTTGATTGCCGCTGCTGCAACTCCACCAAGTGCTGCTGCAGTTCCCGTAATCGCTACCGTTGCGACCTTTAAACCTTTGGATGCTAAACTTCCTATTTTAGATATCGCACTTCCAATTCCGGTACTGGATGATTTCCACTCTCGTTCTGCATGACTCGCCGCTTGTTCTGCACTCTGCCCCATTGCGCTGAATTCTCGTTTCGCTGTAGATGCAGATGCTGACGAACCTCTTTCTATTTCACTCCACGCCTTTTTAAACGCATCACTGGCACTCATTCCCTGTTTCCGGTACTCTGCTGCTATACTGGCAGCTTGTGCTTTCATAGATTTTTCTGACTTCTTGAGTCCTTTTTCTATCCCGGAAGAATCCAGATCTGTTTCAATTACAACTTTTCCATCTGCCATTTACTCACCACCTCAGGTTAAAAATTTGTATAAAAAGAGCACCTACCATTTCTGATAGATGCTCTGATTACTGTATTTAATTATGCACACTTTTCTTCTTGCAAGCACTGTTCTATTAAGAGTATTACACGTTCTGTAAAACCTCTGGTTTTCTCTGTTGCACTGTTCAGAACAAAACTCCTCCAGTCCTCATACTCTTGCTGTGTTAATTTTCTCGCTTCTCCCACAATCTCTGCAAGTTCCGGGATATGTTCTTCAATAAGCTGTCTCTCTGTCATACCTTTACTCCCCCTCTGATTCTCTCAGCATCTGAGCGTATAAAAAACCACTGTTAAATTCAAACGCTGAGCATGCGTCAAGGTACACATTAAACGCCTCATGTAATTCATTCAAGGCCTTCCTAACCTCTTCTGGTGCAGTAAAAGCCGCTTTATCCATATATTCCTCACGAATCTGTTCCAGTTCCTGTTCTGTATACTTTCTCATCCTACGCCACCTCCTGATAAACAACTTTGCATTTATTTGTACTACCATTTGATAACCGATGCTCAATGAGTGTGGGATATCCATTTTCCTTCAGCCATTCTTTTACCTTCTGGAAAACAGAATCTTTATATTGAACAGTAACGCCGTCATGTCCATTCCTGCTATAAGCTGTCTTTACAATTTCATCCTCTGAAACATCCAACTTCTGAATGATAGCACTTACTGCCTTATCGTGTGGTCTGCCACTTTCCGATAAAATACCAAACTCTTTCGCCATCGTAGTACAATCCCACAAGACCGGAACTTCTGAAATCAGCGGCACTTTCACTGGATACCCGTTGTCTGAATAAATACGGATAATTTCAGCAGCTATGTACTTAGAGTCTACTCCGGCATCATTGAGAGCACCTTTGATGTTCTTTACCATCTGATTGACGGATGGGAGTTTTTCTTTGTGAGTAGGTTTCTTCTTTTGCGGAATACCTTCTCGAATGGTATCTTCCATATCGTGAAAACGGTTGATGTACTTCGCTGTGAACTCTGTACCTTTTAATCCGGTCAACTTGTGAGCGATAAATTCACAACCTTTCTTAGTGACATTGTAGCAAGGATACTCTTTTCCTCTACCATTTACATAAGTTGATTCTGTGAAAAAATCTGACTGAGGAATTTTCCCCAGTGAAAGTTGTTCGCAATATCTACGAATATCTTTCATCAAGTCATTGTGTGCTTTTCCTACCATTTCTGCTACTTCCATACTGCTGATTGTCTGTTCAATTCTTTTTTCCATGATCGATTCCTCCTACTTATTTGAAACTACACTAAACAATTTTCTCAATCTTCTTTTCGGCTTCTGAGCTTTATATCTCTCACCTGTTTCGTTATTCACCAGATAATTTCCTTCCTTATGATAGGTGGGAATAGAAATACCTTGTTCTTCCATAAATTCTACGAAAATATCACGTCCACCATTTAGACGGTGCATCTGATTGATGATTCCCATCCAATGAATTGCATATTCCATAATGTGAGGATTCCAGTACTCCAGTAAAAACTCGCTGGCTTTTTCCTCTCCGATAGGTGCATCATATCCCAAACGTGCCATATAATCTTTGGTATAGAAATAATCTTTACACCCATATTTTTCACCATCATAGTCCTTGGCAATAGGAAATATCTCCATGAACTGTCGCGGTGTGATTTTTGCAATCATCTGATTGATAAATTCTACAATGAAGAACCACGATTGTGTTTCCTCTTGAGAGCAGTCAGAACTATTGTCAAAAACATGTTCAATAAATTTAATGGACAGGTATAATATTTGTTTGAATTGATCTGGTCTTTCCAGCCAGAGTCTTTCTAAATCATAACTGCCATTTGCATCTGTAATTCGCTCCAGCGCTCTTGCGTAGTGTTCTCTTTTCGGCTTGTAATCGATCAGTTTCTTTCCATTTAATACATAGAAATTGTACATAAAAGTCTCCTTTCAATATTTAATTCTTGAAAGAAGCTTCATTCTGCATTATAATATTTACAGAAGGAAACTTCTTTGTGTGAACAACCGTTGATACTGTGGTAGGTGCGACGGTTGTTTTATTTTTTGTCCAATTCAGCTTGTACTAAATCAATTCCACGATTTATAACATCCGTCTTGCTTACTGACATTTTGTCTGCGCAATATTGAAGCTTTTCAGCTTCTTGCGGTGTCAGACGTATTTCAAGACGCTCTGTCTTTTTATTCGCTGTTGGACGTCCTGTTCTTGGGGACATTATCTTCACCTCACTTTCGCCCGTACATAAGTTATAACATATGTACGTACAAAAGTAAAGAGGTTTTTCAAAATTTTTCCACCCTACCTTATGGAATTAAAATAAGACACCGCATTTCGCCATGTCTCTCTGTGCTTTTGGGGAGATCAGGAGCATACCCCGAAAGTACTCCTCCCCAATATTCAATTAACTTCATTTATGTTCTCCTTAAAATTGGGTATAAGAAAACCACCTACCGAAGTAAGTGGTTATATGACTCTATTTTTGAAGATTGTAATACTGTACACTGATGTCTGTTGATGTAAATTCTTTATCTGTCATAAATTCAAGCCTAGCCTTTGCGCCTGGTGCAAAATTATCAACATTCGCGTATGTTGTTTCAACTATTACGCCATCTGCATCAAGTAAGTTAATCGTCAATGATAATGAACTAAAACCGAGCTCGGTGGTATTTTCCACCACAGCCGAATATGTCTTCAATCCGTATTCATCTTTTTCCAGAGTGAACTGAATTCCTTTTGCAAATGCTTCTACGGCTTCTTTTTCGGTCTGTTCTTCTGTAACAAGCTGTGCGTTTGTAATAAGATCATCTAGTATGGATTGGTATTTTTCAGATACACTCAATCCATAATTCTCTTTCAATTGTGCGATTATCTGGGTTCTCAAATCGTAAGAACTTTGCCATATCTCTGAAAATTTCAAATAATCTACTGTAACATACTTCATAGCTTCTTCTTGATCTTTTAAAGCATTTATGTATTGTATAGCAAGTTCCTTTAACTTACTATCCTCAAATTTCTCATCCTCATACTCACTCAAAATATCAAGTTCCGCCTGTGTCCATTTAGAAAATAATTCTTTCTGTTCATCTGACCCTTCTGTATAAACTTTATCTTCATCAGACTCATTCATCTTCCATCTTGTTTCAAGAGCTTTTGCCGCATCCTTCATAAAATCTTTGTCAGCATAGTGCTCCTCTTTCTGTGTAGATGCTGAATTTGTGTTTCCGCATCCTGTCAGCATACCCACACAAAGGACTACTGCTAGCAATACACTTAGTACTCTCTTCATAACCTTCCTCCTACCCTATACGCTTTACCACATACTCATTATACCGTGAGGATTGTAGAATCGCAAGGAGGGAATGGAATATGGAAATTCAACCGGCTCAATCTTGAGCTCATCCCAAAATAATGTGTTGCCACTTCTGGCAATGGAGAATCCGATTATGGATTATCCTTCCCCACAGCTGGGGAAATCGCATTCTTGCTCCATCATGTGATGACGAATTTCGTCGGTACAAATATACGGTTCGTGATAAAAGACGATCCAAATCACAAATAGACAAGTTCTATTTTCTTCGCACATCTGTGTGTGAAACAGGAGAATCTAATAATGGACACACCCGCTTCAATTACAGGTGGTCTCAGTCTGTGACCACCATTTTAATGGATGCTCAGTTTGACCCCCCCCGCTCAATTTGAGGGGGAGTTATGCTGCAATCTGCATTGTATTATTTTTCTGTATAAATTCCTTAATCTGATCGTATCCCCATCCGCAGTCTACAAGTCCGCTTACCAGACATTCCATTGACTGAATTGCTTTTAAATCTTCTGCCGAAAGATAGTCTCTCAAATTGTCCTTCTTTCCAATTCCAAGATTCTCACGAAGTTGCTTTGCATTTACTCCGAACAATACTTTATAAATACAGTTGGTGTAAGTAGAATAAGCATGTCCGTGCATCCGCTCATTCTCTGTGGACTGTTGCAGTGCTTTTGTAAGTGATTGCCTGACCGCAATTCCTTTTTCTCGTTCAACAAGTTTGCCTTGTAGCGCTTTTTCCATTGCATTAAACTGTTTGATATACGCTAACTTGAACTTCATTGCCTTCTCACCAGTATATCCCATTGCAAGAAGGGTGAAACCATCTCTTGTCATGAGATACGCAGGATTTGTTTTTCCGTTAGATGCCTTGTATGCATCTAAATAGAATAGAGCTGAAAATTCAGCGCTACTAATACTGTCTTCAATATTTCTGATATCTGCCAATACATTTCTATGTTCCTTGTTAAATGTCTCTGCCACATCTAAACTTGATACAACTGTCATTTCCATTTTATTCACTCTTTTTACTTCTACTAACATACTTTCAATCCTTTCGCTGAATTTTGTCAGCGTCAATTTGACACTATCTGTTTTTTAAGTATCAAAATAAGGTGCAGCATTTCGCCACACCTTTACGCACACTCTCTACGTTCGTACGTTTTTCGTACGAAGCAATTCGCTCACATCACCACCGTTGAGAAGCGCTTCTTCAATCTGCCTTGTCCGGTCATCCATAACCGGTGCATGATCCAGACCATAATACTTCTGCATTGCCCGGTAGAACTCCCTCTCCTCTTTTGAGAGGTTCTTATTAGACACGTCCATTGTACGGTACTCAATGACCTTTGACAGCCTTGTATCTTCCCCAAGATTCTCCAGAAGCAGCATAAACTTCCACCAGTGCATCTCTTCTGCCTGCAAGTCAATTCCGTACTGCTGGATGAAACCGGCATAGATTAGTCCTGCATCCTCTTGAAAGTCAAACGGTTGCTTGTCATTTACTCCTGCGATCTTCCGTGGGAATTTCTTCTTTGACTGCTCCTTGCCGCAGGAAAAGAACCAGAACATTTTGTCAACGTGTTCTTCCGTGAAATAATCACAATCTCTGTAGAACAGCAGCAACACTTTTAGCAATGAATCTCCCGTCAATTCTTCTACGCTTTCTATGATTTCATTGCATTTTAAAACGGTGCGGAAGTCCCAATTTACAGACCACTCCGCACCATTCACGATCAAAAACTCTGGAAATTTTTCTATTAAGATATTCATCATTTTTCTACAAGAGCATTTCCCTTTGATAACATTTCCAATCTTCCCATAATCTCATTATACTGATTGTCCTGTCTGATCTGTTCTGTAATCAACTGCTCATAAACTGTCATACACGTAAGCAGGTCGTTTCCTTTTCCACAAACACAATCTCCTGTACCAGCTCCAAATACAGAATCAAACATCTGCTTCACTCTGCCGCACAGAAATCTATTCTGTTCCAGCTCTGTTCCTTCTGGCAGCTCTTCTGCAACATGCTTCATTTTCTCAAGCTCAACCTTATATCGTTCTTTCAACTCTGGATTTCCCAAATCATACAGGTTGAATTCCAATTCTACTCCATTGATGATCATCTTTTTGTACTCCTTCCTTTTCTGGTCCTTGCCTTGCTTACTACTTCCTCACCAACTAAGGCATTATCAGCGAGGGATACTATTCCCCCGCCGGTGTGAATTTCTTTGTTTTTGTATCGAACTGACCATCTACCCAGTCTGATACACCAAGCAGATTCCCAGATCCCTGAATTTCTCCATCATTGTCGGAAAAATCCGCCAACTCAATAGCTACCTTTCTTCTCTTCGCATAGAAAACATTCTCCTGCTCCAAAACAGGTTTTTCCATAAATACTTTGACATAATATGTCTCTGCATCCGTCCCTGTCTTTTCATTTTCTCCGATATCTGCAATAAACTCGATTGCTTTTTCGGAGCGGATCAAGTCGAACTCCAATGGTGCCGTCCATTCATAAGAGCCGATTCTCTGTGTTGCTGACTTCTGATTGACATATCTCTTAGACGTTGCCTGTGCAGACGGTGAATCATCCAACTGAGTCACTCCAAATCCAAGAAGTTCGTAAGTCTCGCTTAAATCTTTTGAAACATCCAGATATCCCGGATGCTGCCATCTACCTACAACACCAGTCTCGCCTGCTGCTGCAAAAAACTGAATATTCATTTTCATACTTTCACTACCTCCGTTTATAATAAATAAATTGACATTGTATCCGGTACTGACACTTCGTCTCCTGTGCGTCATACAGATATCCGTCTGTTGTTGCCCGGATGGATTTGCTCTGCAGTTTCCCTGTCAGATCTGGCAGAGTACCCGCTTTTGTACACTCATCCAGCCAGTCTGCAAATTTTTCATAGAATTCCGATGTGTCTCTGTTCTCTTCGTCTCCGTAAAGCACTCTTGAGCATAAAGAAAACACATACTGCCGAACCGTATCACCGTTCGCATACCGTTTCAATATCGGTTCTGCAGGTGTGCTTTCGATACTGTATGCGGTCACATCTTCATTCAACATATCCACATTCACAACCGGAAACATTTCCTGAAACTCCTGCAGAAACGGGCACCCGGCAATAAACTCCGCCACTTGGTTTGTTATGCTCATTTCGCCTTACCTCCACAATATTTCGCAACAGACTGTACAATTTCTTTCCCGCGATCCGCCCACATCCGTTCTGTCCAGTGGCTACCGGCACGAGCATGTTTAGACCTATTTTTTCCCTTATTCTCATAGTACTGTCTCCTTGCATAAGGAGTGTCATAAATGATAGAGGACGCTGTTTCCGTCACACTGTCCATTGACAGATTACCACTTAATCTCGGCACATACGGTGTAGACAGACGTCTTACCTCATGGGTAAAGAACTTCTGCCCTGCTCCGTTTTTGTTAAGATTTCTTTTCAGTAAAATTTTATCTGCTGAATCTATCTCAAGCCTAATCTTCGCCATTAAGAACCACCACCTATCCTGATATGCTTGGAAGAACCAAAAAAGTTCTCGGAATGACTAAGTACTTTCCCAATCGTTCCAGAGAACCTTTTCCTGATATCTTCTATTCCGGTGACATTTCCTCCATCCCATTCTCCCAGGATAAAGAAATCACCATTCCGCACAGTCCATTTTCCATACACTTCTGTTAACCGGTTAAACTCATCCGGTGAAATCCAGTCAGCACATTCTGAATATGGAATGCGAATCTGATATTCATCTGCACTTCTCATCCCATTTTCTCCTACAGTGCTTTTCTGGTTCGTGTGAAACCAGACCTTAGGGATGACATGAGGAATAAACACCATCTTCCGTCTCTCTCGATCTGGCCACTGATTAAAAATCGTAATCTTAGCATTCGTAAGCATTGACATTTACCCCCAGATAAAGCAGCCCTGTATGCGATAGATAACGGCGGATGACCGCGTAGATTTTCGTTTGCAGAGCGTCTACTGCAATCTTCCCTGCCTCCGCTTCAGTCGCGTAATTCACGGAATATCCATCTGTATTTTCCGACTGCACTTCCCTTCCTCCATGTTCCATTCGGTTCATATCATCCTGATAGATCATGTCAGCAAGTTCACACAGGCAAAGTTTCACTAACTCCATATCGTCCTCACTCGGCTGTAAATGCATCACTTGATTCAGATAGGTGTTAGCTTTCAAGATCGGCTGTTTCAATGACCGTTCGTCCTCGATTACAATTCCATTGTATTCTTCTACGTAAAACTGAAAATCTACATGTATCAACGCCTACTCCTCCTTACGAATTCGCCATAATCCCCTGTTTTTTCATCTCCGCAAGAATTGCATTGATTTTGTTTTTCAGGTCAGCTGTTGTTTCTGTGGACAAATCTGCAATCAAAGCCATCTGTTTTACGCCACCAAGCGCTGTCTTGTTTGCCGCTGGAAGAACGTATTTATTCGCCTGTTCTGCAATTCCGTCCAGTTTCGTTTTATCTTCCTTAGACATCAAACCATCTTTCGATCCGGCAACTGCTTTAACGAGTTTTTCCTCAATCTCACTGATTTTTCCGTCCTGTTGTGTGTTTTTCGCGTCATTTGCAGCCACGCCATTCTCGATGTTGTCCATTGCTGCTTCTGCAATTACTTCTCCATCTTTCCAGTCTTTCTTCGTATACGCCATACTATCACCTCGCTATTTTGCCTTTCCTACTTTTGCCTTTCCGACTTTCGCAGTTCCTACTTTTGCCAAATCATCTAGGCCTTTTTTTTTACAACTGCGTAGTTCTTATCTCCAAGACGGTATCCGGTACAAATTTCCACCTGTGCAAGAGTTCCGTTGAAGTTCTCAGAGTCTTTCAGTCTTGCCATAGACAACAGGTCAATGATATGCAGTCCTCTCCAGTCATACATGATGTACTCCACCTTCGACAAATCTTCTGTCTGTAGACTTCCTGTATAATCGTAGTATTTTGCAGCTGCTGTCAAGTCGAGCATATTACACTCTACCCACAACATTCCGAGGTAATATCCCATCTGTCCGGTGCGGATGATCTCATCATTCTTAACCGGGATGAATTTGTCTCCTGCGACTTCCAGCATCGTACTGTAGGTCTCTACAGATGCCATAACTACATTCGCAGACGCTTTCTGCTTACGGATTGTTTTTCTTCCTGCAATCACCTTATTGATGATATTGGAAGTGGTAATTGCTTCTGTATCTTCCATTGCCGTTCCTTCGTGTGCAAGACATGCAAGACCGGACTGCTGCCATCCCTCTTTGCAAACCTGTGTAGACTGAGAAAGATGCGCATCAGCCATGTCAAACGGCACAGCGCTTGCCTGTACGTTATAAATCTTCGTTGATTCCTGCTGCAGGTTATTCATTAACACTGGAATCAGATCATTGTCTGCTTTTCCGTGTTCGAAGTCGGATGCCGGCTGTTTTGGGTCTTTTGCCGCCTTGGCAGCTAAACGGAACACTTTTACTGCTCCCGCTCCTTCAGCATCACCCTGATACTGATCATTAAATGTCATCCCCGGCTGAAAAATTGCATCAAAATAAAAATTCGGTGCAACAATTGAACTGTATTTTTCGCTTACGTTATATCCACCATATTCCATACTCTTTTATTCTCCTTTTCTATTTCGCGTATTTGTTATTTCCGTATTTCTTTGCAAGATAAGCTTCTTCTTCGGATTTTGTTTCGGGTCTGTAGGTTCCATGAGTTCCTCTTACCCACGTCTTTTTTCCACCATCCGGCTCTTCCTGTTCGAACTCATCCGGATATTTCTCTTTGACGCCTTTCATGTACTCATCCGCACCAACAAAAGCGCCGTCTTTGAACTCCATCTTCTGATCCAGAAACTCATGTAAGATTGTCTTTCTGGATAAAGGAGATTTAATCTTCTGCGTGTCCAAAAACCGCTCTGCTGCAAACATCTTGCGGTCTGATTCAATCTGGTCATTCAGTGCTTTTGTTTCTTCGTTGTACTTTTTCTCCCAGTTAGCGGCAGACTGCTTGATTCCGTCAATATCCATGTCCTTGTAAGACTTGATCGTATTGTTTGCTTCGCCCAGCTGTGTCTCTAGTCCATTCGCTTTTGTCTCAAGACTCTGGTACTTTTCCTTGCTGATGTAGCCACCCTCCGACAAGTCTACAAACCGGACATGCTGTAATTTATCCTCGATCCCGTTGTTATGCTCCTGAATCTTCGCATCTACCTGTCCAAAAAGTTCTTCTCCTAATACGTCTCTTAACTGCATCTTTATTCCTTTCTTTGACCACTGTTTATTATCGCGGTGTCTCCGCTGGCCGTGGCAGTTATTCTCCCATGCCACAGGGGATATTTTCCCGCAGTTTAAATGTCTTGAGGGTCGATCGGACAAATACTGTCCCAAAAATTGAGGGCAGCGTATAAAAATAGCACCTACCACACTGGATAGATGCTAAATTTATTGTTTTTATTTTTGAAATTGGTATAAAAATACCACTCACTCAATTAAGAATGAATGGTATTACTCTTCTACAATTTCCCAACGGCCACCTGCACTGCTGCCATCAATGGGTGCTGGTTTCTCTTTTGAATACAAATAATCTTCTCCGCTGTCATCAATGACGCGATACATTCCAGACTCTTCACTTGCTTCATATATCTTTCCATTTGTCAAGGAATCCACTCCAAACGATTCCCCTATATATTTCAGTTTCATAATTTCTCCTTTCTGACCTTCAACTTCGCCTCGTACTGCTTGCCGCCCTTTTCATACCAGTGAATATCGAATATATACTTTCCACTTTCTATTTTCCCCGCACATTTGCTCCAATCGCTTGCAACTCCACCGTATCGCTCTGCCAGCCGCCCCGCAACTCTCAGTTCCGTTTTGCTTCCTGTTCCAGCTATAATTTTCACGTTTTGAAACACTGTATTTGCCGGTATGAACTGTTTCTCTCCATTATACATATATGACAACTGTTCATGCAAGAACTTTTTATCGGATGCCCTAGTTCCAAACCCTCTCCCCGGCAACACTCTTCCAAGTCCATCCATATAGACTCTCTGCATCTGCTCTGGAAGCTCCATCTTTTTGGAGAACCCCTGATATTCCCGGAGCGTATTCAAATACTTTGCTTGAGCTGCCTGTATGTCCAACTGACTGGCTTTTCCCTTTTTTAGAAGATCAATGTCACTTCTCTGCTTTCTCATTCTGGTTTCAAGTGTTCTCTGCCTCTGCTGCGCTTCATAGGCGTTGTATGATTTTCCCTGATAAGACCTTGCGACCTGTTCATTTGCTTCCATTTCCCGCAATTGTTCCGGTGTGTACGTTCTGACAGACACACCGTCTACGAACGCGAAGTAACTATGCTTACAGTTAGCTCCGCACAGACCATCTACCTCTCCCAAACGACAGATCGAGATTAACTCCTGCTTTGTGTACACATTCCCTCCCCACCAGTGAGAAGGTCTATGCCCGGCATGCCACGTTACTTCGTAGGTATCTGTTCCCAAATCCTTTGCCACCTGCTCATTGATCTGCGCAGCCAGTTGATGCACACCTGTCATTACAGCACGTCTGACCGCCACAGGGACCCGATTTCCATATCCTGACGCATAATTTGCTGTCCGTATCCCACTGGCTGTCATTTCCTTTACTGCACGTCTGAGGACGGTATTGTAATCGAATGCGCCGGTTACAATGTCCATACATGCACGGTCAAGGTACTTCTGATAGTATTCTGAAAATGGGGTGAACACTTTCTTCCCACCATAATCCAAAGCAAATCCCATTGATCGTGTGATATTCTGGATTTCATGTTTTGTCTGGCTTAGAATTGCTTTCGCCCATGTCTGCATCTGCTCATTATCTTCATAAGGTGTAAAATTTGCATTTACCTGTTCGTAGATTGCTTTTGTTCTGGTGTAATCCTTTTCGATTACAGTATCATAAATCTCCCATAGCTCCGGATCAGTAAGCCCTGAAAGACGTTTGATTTCCGATTCAATGAACTCCGTAGAATTTCCAATGATCTGTATTCTGTTCAACTGATAGTCCGCTGTAGATGTAATTCCACCTGTCTTTTTAATTCTCCTGACCACATCCCTCATAATCCGGTTTTGCAGTTCAAGAAACATCTTTTCAAGCTGCAGTGGCAGGTGTTCCATTTCCTTTGGCTGCATATCCTCACGCCCTATTCCATTGTATCTTCCAGGTTAAATTGTGATGCCTTCTGCAACATCATGACTGCCTGTTCCTCTGTTTCTCCAAAACGCTTCATTCGATATTCCACGGGGCCAACAACTCCAAGACTATAATCAGCCCGAAGCTGTTCCGTCTCATATTTCTTGTCTGTTACAAGGGAATCATCCCAACTGCAGGATACTTCTACCTTTCCGTCTGCAGAAATGCCACCAAGCGACATCCACACTTCCACTGCTGCTACAAGATTCTCAAGTGCGTTCCCAAGGCTATTCTGAATAGATTTTACCGTTGCGTAAGAGCGCTGCTTACTGGCCTTAATTTCTTCTGCTGTCTTATCCACTACCTGTGGATCTGAAAGAGTTCCATAAGCAAGACCACAGTTAAACTCTACTTTCTGTATGATCCTGTTGTACCCGTTGAAGAAGCTCTCATCCCTGATTTCCGGTGAATACGCATTAAAAAAGGGATTTCCATCCCTACTCATCACATTCGGCCCCATTGCCCGGTAAAGCCGTTCTTTCCCTTTTGGCAGGATAACTTCTCCTTGCCGGTTCTTCCGGAAAAATTCATCCGCTGCCTGAATTGCCGTTTCCTTTGATTTGTATTCCCACAGCACTGCTCCATACTGCTCATCAGCATCCCGAATCTGATTCACGGCTCTTGCATAGATTGATACACCAAGAGGAGAATGGATGTCTATATTGTTTGCCAATGGAATCTTGAAGTAAGAAAACAGCATCCTGTCCGCATTCTGAAACTCGACATAAGGGGCAATATCTGACCATTCCGGTACTCTTTCCAGATTGATCTCCTGTCCGAGATTTACGATATCATCCGTTTTTACCATTGCTTTCTTACTGATAAAAGCTTTATTCACAATGCTGTATCTATCGCCCTGTAATGCATGATATTCAAGTCTTGTATAAAGATTCTTTCCAACACGCTTAAATTCTGGGAAGATAGCCGCTGTAATCTCTCCAGCACTGTTAAACTCTACTGGATAGAAATCACCAGCTCTCACCACATCTATTTCAATCCCTTTCGGGGATAAATACGGCTTAAAAATCACTCCCCCTGTGCTGCAAGCATATTCCGTGTAGTTTGAAATCTCATTTAGAAACGACTGCATCCAGTTTTTAATCATTTCAGCTTTACTTCCACCAGTAATATTGATACTGGATTCCATTGTCACCAGTCTTGCCATTTCGGAGCAGATCGCCGCCGGAAGATTCACCCCTTTTATATCATCGTTCAACCAGGGAGATTCGTTGATATACATCTTTGACCACCGATAGATTGCCTGTGCCATTCTCTGGGATACCGCAACATCCACTCCCATTGCCTGTTTTATAGATTCATATTGTATCAACGTTCCTCACCTCTTTCTGATATTGGCAGCATATATCTAATATGATTCCACATTCCAACGCATAAATAGCGTGTTCCATCAAGCGCATGATCGTTCTCTTTCACGGGAATTTCAATTCCCTTTTTGATACTGTCCGTGTTGTATTGATAAAGCCCAAACTCTTTAATCAGCATCTTCTGTTTCTCACTGACGATCATCCTCTCGAAAGACAACAGCTTCTGCACACGGCTGATTCCAAGCTTCACGTCATTCTGCGCCGGTATAACCGGTATATACGGAATCACTCTCCGTATTTCCTCAATCAAACCTGCTGCTGATGGATCCACAAATATATAACTGACAACTCGATCATATTCTTGTTCGATCTTGTCGCAGAATGCTTTCATATCCTGTGCATACTCCGAAGGAGATTTCTGTGTTCCTCTTTCTCGCCCAGAATAGTAGTACTCATCAATCCCGCGCAAGACCTGATTTTGATAGTCAATGCCGAATGCTTCATAGACTGTTGCATTCTGCTGACCGTAGTCCACTCCAATTCCGATTTCCCCAATGCTTCGTTTCTCTTCCTCGGTGTAATTTTCTGGCTGATAAATATGCTTCTCTGCTGAAAACATATAGTAGATCAGGTCATCCACTCCAGTAGGCTCGCCCAACCATGTCCATCGGTACATCTTGATATCCGCTCGCATCATAGCTTCTGCAGAATCAATCAGATCCTGTCCCAACCAATCAACCGGGACATCTTTATAGCTTGTGTGGATATGGATGCAGTCTTCTCGTTCTTCCATCTTCTTGCACCAGAGGTTGATCGGGGCATTCGGATTCTTTGGTGGATTGTAAAGATAGATCATCTGGAAGCCTGCTTTGTTTCCACGGACGAACGTTGCTTCTATATTCGCCAGTTCATCCTCCCCCTCCCCGTCATCGAAGAACTCTGTCAGCTCATCCAATACTACAAGCTTGATTGGCTTATCCTCATCGATGATACCTTTGGTATCGTCAATTCCATCAGACCCGGAGAAATACATCGTTGTATTGTACTTTTTGTATGTGATCTCCATCGGAGATTTTCCAATCTTGAAATATGACTTTGGAATCTCAAGTCGGTTGATACCCCTAAGCATTTCTTTGTATACTGTTTTCCGCAGCTTATTGTGATGCTTGCGAAGAACTACTGCTGAACCATTTGCATCATCCACGAGCTGGAAGATACCTCTGACACCTGCATAACTGGATTTCGTGCCGGCACGGCCAGAAGTCAGGATGATATGCTTATGCTTCTTATCGTTGAATAACGGCAGATATTTTGGAATGATCAAATCTGATATTCTAACTTGTTTTTTTGTCTGCGTCATTGATAATCTCCACTCCTTCCATTTCATCCTCACTACTGCAATCTCTGTTCAGCTTATCCGCATTTGCCAATTTCAATTCTGTATCCGCCTCCCGGTTTCGTCTGTTCTCATCCGGTTCCGGCGATTGCCCTGCATACTTCGCTACGAATGTAGCTGCCTGTGTATTTCCGCCCAACGCTTCTTTGATCTGTGCCATCAAAAGAGCCGATTCCAGAGTGCACTCAACACCAAGTGACTCCAGAACCGGCTTCCATTCGGGACTATCTATTTCAGCGGTAAGCAGCATGTTCAGCGTCCTCCGAAAATCCGCTTTTCTTCTCCTTGCTTCACCACTTGCTTTACCCGCTTTTATTGCCAACTCCCGCCGTTCCTCCGCGGTTTTCTTATCAAATCCATGATCTTTTATGTTATCATAACCTGCCACTTCACCACCTTCCAATCTGTTAATTTTTCTTTGAAAAAAGAGACACCGAAGCGCCTCTGTCGTTACGCAATGATTGTTTCCAGTTTATTGGATATGTCTTTAGCGAATGCTTACTTCTCCTTCCGGGATAAAACATTCTAATATCCTATAACTACCAAAATCATGTATTGTTAAAATTTTAAGTTTCTGAATATATAATTCTCTGCTATCGTATAATTGTCCTTTTAACGAGTATACTGTATCTTTAATATCTACATCTCTTTCTCTAAGTGTAATTTCAATATCTTGATTATGTTCATTCAGCGACGAACAAATTACATCTTTTATATTCTCGAACGAATCATCAGACATTTCGATTTCATTAAATGGGAATACCTTCTCTCCTCTCTTGAATTCCCCTAAAAATATTTTTTCCATAACACTTCTCTCCTTTCGCCTTTCTTCTATTCTACTCTAAAAGCCATAGATCTTCAATACGTTTATAGGAATACTGCATAATATAATAATCAAAACCAAATAACGCAAAATCTATAAGAAAAGAGGAACTTGCAGTAGTCCACAACGGGTATAGCAGGAT